GGACTTATACACTAAAGTGGATTCAGGAGTTACCTTCGAAGATGAAACTACAACCGAGGACACATATGAAACAGTCTAAACCAGATTACAAATTTAATGAAGGGGCTCTTATTGAAGAGCTCCATGATTACATAGATTCAACCTATAATGCACATTATGGTCAAGGAGGACTTCAGTCAAGTGAAGTTATCATCGACCGAGGACATGGCCTAGGATTCTTCTTAGGAAATGTAGATAAGTATAATGCACGTTATGGCAAGAAGGGTGATACTCCGCAGGAGTGGCGCAAAGACCTGATGAAGGTTCTACATTATGGATTACTTGCTTTATATGAGCATGATAGAAATAATGCAAAGTAATTACATAAAGGGGTTTACAAATACCCCAAAGTGTAGTATAATATAAACTATTAAATAAATGGAGATGCAAATGCAACTATCAAATGAAACCCAGGCTCTTCTCGCCAATTTTGCTACTATCAATGCAAACATGGTTCTGAAACCTGGTCAACAACTAAAAACTATTTCCGAGGCCAAGAACATTTTGGCTATCGCAAATATCACCGAGGACTTCCCTGCTGAAATGGGTATCTACGACCTTAATGAATTCTTATCAATTCATGGTCTTATTGATTCACCTACTTTGCAGTTTGAAGATAATGCTGTACTGTTCAAAGATGATACCAATAAGGTAAAATACTTCTTTGCCGCATCCAGTATTCTTACTACTCCAGAGAAGGATATCACAATGCCTTCAACCGATGTAGAAGTTCACTTTACAGCTGACACAATCTCTAAGATTAAGAAGGCTGCTAACGTACTAGGTCATATCGATATGGCTATAGTCGGCGGTGAAAATGTAATTGTAAAAGTATTCGATGCTAAAGATACTAGTGCAAATACTTATGAACTTGACCTAGGTGCTAATACATCTGGTTCAAACTTTAACTTTGTCATGAACATTTCAAATCTGAAATTAGTTGATGGCGATTATAACGTATTTATTTCATCTAAGTTGATTTCCGAATGGCGTAATACTAATTTACCTGTAAATTATTTTATCGCTTTAGAAAAATCAAGTACTTATGGTGTATAAATACTTAATGAATTCTCATAATACTATGAGGATAATACGAGAAGATGCTGCATTGGGCGGGTCTCTCATAATTAGTCTACTTTGCAAAGGAGAAAAAAATGACTGAAGAAGTAATGGCACCACAAGGTGCAGAGGGCCAAGAGGCTCCACAACTGTCCCTACAAGACATCGCAACTTTCGTACAGATTATTGATATCTGTTCTAAAAGAGGTGGTTTTGAAGGTTCAGAGCTAGAGGCCGTAGGTGGTCTTAGAAATAGAACTGTTGCATTTCTAAATGCCGCGGCTCCAAAAGATGGTGAAGTTCCTGAAGGACAAGTTCCTGTGGAAGAACCATCAGTTGAAGAGGTTACTGCTGAAGAGGCATAATCGAACTAGCCATGAGTGTGGGGGTGGCTCCCCCATATTTTTATTATTACAAGGATTATATTATGAACAAAACTGAAGTTTCGGCTCTTATCTCAGCCTTACAAAACGGGATAGTCAATATCACTTTTAAGAAAATCATTACCAACGAAATTCGAATTATGGAATCATCTCTGAACCCAGAGATTTTGCGTAAGAATGGAGTCGGTACTATATTGGAAAGTGTTTCACCAGATTCGGACCACATCGCTGTGTGGTGTATCGACAAGGGAGCATGGCGTTCCTTTAGAGTTAATACTGTTACTGGCTGGGAGATTATGCAATGAACAATGAGTTTCTATGGGTAGAGAAATACCGACCACAAACAATACAAGACACAATCTTACCAACTTCGATTAAGAAAACATTTCAAACAATCGTTGATACTGGCGAGATTCCAAATTTACTTCTTACTGGTACTGCGGGTATCGGTAAGACAACTGTTGCTAAGGCTTTATGTAAATCACTAGGATTAGATTATCTAGTCATTAATGGTTCAGAAGAAGGCAACATTGATACACTTAGAACAAAGATTAAACACTTTGCTTCGACAGTATCATTACAGGGTGGATACAAGGTGGTTATTTTAGATGAGGCAGATTATCTAAATCCCCAATCCACCCAACCCGCGTTACGTGGATTCATTGAAGAATTCAGTAACAACTGTAGGTTCATAATGACCTGTAACTTTAAAAACAGAATCATTGACCCACTACACTCTCGCTGTTCTGTTATAGAATTTAACATTGCAAAGAAAGACACTCCTAAGTTATGTATGCAGTTCCTAGAAAGGTGCTGTACTATCTTAACCCAAGAAGGTGTTGAATATGAAGAGGCTGTAGTGGCTGAACTTATTATGAAATATCTGCCAGACTGGCGTAGAGTTCTCAATGAGTTACAAAGGTATTCTGTTTCTAATCACATAGATACAGGCATCCTTGTTTCTTTATCAGAAGTGTCTATCAGTAGTCTTATGTCCGCACTCAAAGCTAAAGACTTTAAGAAGATGCGACAATGGGTTACAGATAACATTGACCAAGAACCTGCGGCTCTCTTTAGGAAGTTATATGACAATATGTATGAGTATGTGGAACCACAAAGTATCCCACAGCTTGTCCTTATTCTCGCTGACTATCAATATAAAAACAGTTTCGTTGCTGACCATGAAATTAATATGGTTGCATGTTGTACTGAAATTATGGCTGGAGTATCGTTCAAATGACAGATAGTTATGAATGGTCAAAATGGCAGATAGTGGAAGTACACTATGCTGGAACTAAAAAGCAGTATAGAGTTGTTAAGTATAGTGACAAAAGTGTGGTTATCTTTGAGAAAACATTTGTTAAAGAAGACCAAGCTAAACAATTTTTAAAGAAGGCTCGAGATGAATCCCTTTGATTATATAAACGATATCACTAATAACAAGAAAGGCATAATGATAGATGATATCGCCGAGAAGGAGTATAATTCCTTTATAGTCAATCGTGGCTTAGGTAACTTCCGAGACTGCATTTTATATGCCAATGAAATGAACGTAAACCATCACCTGGATGCACGGCTTCAATATGATTTTTTTATAAATATAATTAAGAAGCAGAAAAGGTGGTCCAAATGGGCCAAACCAGAATCCGTTTCTAATTTGGAAATTATCAAAGAATATTATGGATATAGTAATGAAAAGGCTAAGTCCGTACTATCCTTACTTAATAATGAACAGTTGGAAACATTGAAAAAAAGGATGTATAAAGGTGGAAAACGAAAATAATATTGAAGTTAAAAATTGGACTCCAGCAGATATGTTGGAAATCTCACTCAACGAACCAGATGATTTTCTAAAGATTAGAGAAACATTAACACGTATCGGTGTAGCATCTCGCAAAGACCAGAAGCTATATCAGTCTTGTCATATATTACATAAACAAGGCAGATACTTTATTGTTCACTTTAAAGAGTTGTTTCTATTGGATGGTAAACCATCTAACTTAATAGAAAATGACTTGCACAGAAGAAATACAATAGCTACTCTACTTGCTGATTGGGGACTTATCACAGTCCTAAATCCTGAGCAGAGTAAGGACGTAGCTCCATTAAGACAAATCAAAGTCATTCCTTATAAAGAAAAGGTAGAATGGCAACTATGTCCTAAATACAATATAGGAAATAGTAATGCAAAGGATAACGCAAAATAACTTTTTCAATAAGTTACACGAATTATTGAAACAAAACAGAATACAAAATGTTTGGAGAAATATCTTAAACTAACATTTTGTGCTGTATAAATAATAGTGGATGCTGAATAATCGGGTCCACATATTAACCTTGCTATACATAGGAGGAAACTAAAATGGTAAGAAATACAATGAACGTGCCTCGTTCACTATTCATAGGATTTGAACCTATACTAAATGAACTTGAAAGAATCCACTCAGCTGGAAGAGCTCAAGATAACTATCCACCCCATAACGTTGTTAAGGTAGATGATGAACACTTTATCATTGAACTTGCAGTTGCTGGATTCTCGGAAGAAGATATTTCTGTAGAAGTAAAGGACGGGATTCTTTTAGTGAAAGGTGTAAAGTCTGAAGATGATGAGCGTGAATATGCACATAAGGGTATATCATCCCGTAAATTCGAAAAGAACTTCCGTCTTTCCGAGTTTGTCGTTATAGATGGTGCCGACCTTGTGAATGGGATACTTGTGGTGAATGCCAGAGTTGAAGTTCCAGAAGAGAGGCGTCCTAGGAAGATTCACTTAGGGTCTGCTGGGGCATCAAAGAAGAAGGAATTTATTCAAGAATAGATTCCGGTGAGCAGCGAAACCTAGTAGATATTTGAAACAATTTCTACTGGAGATACAAAATGAGAACTTTACTCAACATCATGCACAAACATGATGATTTGTCTTTGGCCCTTAAAGAAATGGCAGAACTAGCCTTATATATTGGTGTATCATTTATGATTGCCCCAAGTATTATTTGGTTAGCCTGGACAGGGATTTAAGGTCATTGACTAAAAACTAGGGTGGTATCCTTCGGGGTATCACCCAAACTTTTTTAAAAAACCTCTTTACATTATGCGTGAAGTGTAGTATAATAGTACTATATTTAATTATGGATTGGACTATATGAATTTTTATACAAATGTAACTCGATATGCGAATATGTTACTTTATCGTGGCTATGAAAATGGCACTAAAGTTGCAAAGCGCATCAAATACAAACCCACCTTATTCGTAAATACTCCGCAGGGAGATTGGACTTCGCTCGATGGTAATCCATGTGCACCTATCAAGTTCGATTCTATGCGTGAGGCTAAAGACTGGATGGATATCAATAAGCATACTGCTGGTAGAGAAATCTATGGCAATGACAGATACATATCCCAGTTTATCAACGACCAGTTCCCTGGCGAGATAGAATTTAATCGTAACCTAATCAACGTAACCTCTATTGATATCGAGGTTGCTTCCGATGATGGTTTCCCAGAACCAGAACAAGCAGAACACCCTATCATATCCATTGCGATGAAGAACAATATTGACAATACTTATTATGTGTGGGGTCTTGGAGATTTCGATACAGACCAATCTTATATGAAATCACACCGCGTAGTCTATGTAAAATGTGAATCAGAACTTACACTATTACATAATTTTATTAATCACTGGTCACTACCTAGTCAATGTCCTGATGTTATTACTGGCTGGAATACTATGTACTTTGATATACCATACATTGTAAATCGTATTATCAGAATGCTTGGTGATGATGCTCCTAAAAGGCTTTCTCCTTGGGGTATGGTAGACAGAAGAACTGCTCGTAAAATGAACAGAGAACAGACTATCTTTGATATCAAGGGTATTGGTCATGCAGATTACATGGAACTATTTCAGAAGTATACTTACACAGCCCAAGAATCTTATGCTCTTAATCATATTGCTCACGTTATTCTAGGCGAGAAGAAACTGTCATATGAAGAATACGGCTCACTCCATAGTCTATACAAAAATGACCACCAAAAGTTTATTGATTATAATATCAAAGATGTTGAGTTGGTTGACAGACTAGAAGACAAGATGGGCCTTATCACTCTTATGTTGACTATGGCATATAAAGGTGGCGTTAACTATTCGGACACGTTCGGAGTTACTGCAATCTGGGATACTATTATTTACAGATATCTCAATGACCGAAAGATTGCAATGCCATTCTCCGAGAATAAGATTAAGACTAATTACCCTGGCGGATATGTAAAAGACCCAGTAGTTGGTTTACACGAACACGTGGTATCGTTTGACCTTAACTCTCTCTATCCGTCAATCATTATGCAATATAATATGTCGCCCGAAACTATCTTAAACGGCCAAGTCCTTCCTATCAATATCGATAAGATACTTGATGGGTATACCTTTGACCGAGATGGTCATGCTGTAGGCGGTAATGGTCAATGCTTTAGTAGTGATAAGAAAGGCATGATGCCTACCCTAGTAGATGATTTATATAGTGAACGTGTCATAATCAAGAAACAGATGATTGAGGCTCAGAAAGAATTACAGAAGGTAGTTCCTGGTGATAAACAAAAACTCTATGATATAGAACGTAAAATATCCGTGGCAGAAAATCAACAGATGGCTATTAAAATTCTACTTAACTCACTCTATGGCGCTATGGGTAATAAATACTTCCGTTTCTTTGACCAACGTATTGCAGAGGCAATTACATTATCTGGTCAGCTTACTATCCGTTGGGCAGAAGTCGCTTTAAATAAATACCTAAATAAAGTCATGAACACAGATACCGATTATATCATTGCCATTGACACAGACTCGCTCTATGTTAATCTTGGCCCATTGGTCGAACAGGTTAACCCATCCAATCCGGTTGACTTTCTTGATAAAGTTGCTAGTGAAAAACTAGAACCAGTCCTTAGTCAGGCATATCAAGAACTGTTTGACCATATGGGTGGCATCAATAATCGTATGGTTATGAAAAGAGAGGCCATTGCAGACCGTGCCATATGGACAGCCAAGAAAAGATATATCCTAAACGTGCATGATAACGAGGGTGTTCGATACAAAGAACCTAAACTCAAAATCATGGGTATCGAGGCTATTAAATCTTCAACTCCTGCCCCTTGCCGAGATGCTCTTAAAGAATTGTTCAAAGTAATTATGAAGGGTTCCGAGAAAGATAATCAACAGGCTATCTTACAATTCAAGGATTACTTCCAAACATTACCAGCCCATGATATTGCATTCCCTCGTGGCGTTAGTAATGTTACAGAGTATTCAAATATGCAGACCATTTACAAGAAGGGTTGTCCAATGCATGTTCGTGCCGCTCTACTCCATAACAGAATGTTAAAGAATAAAAGTCTGACCAAAAAGTATCAGCCAATTAAGAATGGCGAGAAGATTAAATTTATATATCTCAAGTCACCCAATCCTATCAAAGAAAATGTAATCGGCTTCATGCAGTATCTCCCAAAAGAGTTTGAATTGGATTCCTATATAGATTACGAGACACAATTTCAAAAAACATTCCTTGACCCTATAGAACCTATTTTCAAGGCGATTGGATGGAATACCGAAGAAACTTCAAGTTTAGAGGACTTTTTTGGATAAAACACTTTACTTTTGGTTAAAAGTATAGTATAATATAACATATAAACACACTAAGGAAATAATATGAAACTAGTAAGAATCTCATCAGGAGAAGAAATCATTGGAGATGTCACTGAAAGTGATAACTCTGTTATCGTTAAAAATGGCTTTGTCCTAATCCCAGGCGGAGAAGGAAAGATTGCATTTATGCCATTCATGCCATATACTAAGAATGCTAAAGATGGTCTTAAAATCAACAAGCAGTTTGTACTGTTTATTGCTGACCCATTAGATGAATTAGTACAACAGATTCAGGCACAACTTAAGCCTAAATCATCTTTAATTACACCAAACACGGATATCATAGTCTAATGAATACAAGTGCTCGAACAGGTGAATTGGTCCAGAAAATTGGTCAGTGGCATCAAGACAGAAATCTTATTGATGGAGCCACAGATAAGGACCAAGTATGTAAACTGATTCAGGAAGTCGGTGAACTTTCTGATAATGTATGTAAGGGTAAAGATGTCGCAGATGATATTGGAGATTGTATGGTAGTATTAATTAATATTGCTATGAGAAATAATCTCACTATCGATAGATGTTTAGAAGTGGCGTATAATGATATCAAAGACCGAAAAGGTAAAATGGTAGATGGTATCTTTATCAAGGAGGAATAATGGCAGGTAATCAACCAAAATATCCAATCTATATTATATCAAAGGGTCGTGCTGACACTAGACTAACAGTTAAGACACTAGAAGCAAACGGCACACCTTATACTATAGTAATTGAACCTCAAGAGTATAACGATTATGCGGCAGTCATTGACCCAGCCAATATTCTAGTTACTCCATTTACTAATCTAGGTCTAGGTTCTATACCAGTCCGTAACTTTGTTTGGGAACATGCATGTTCTACTGGTGCTGAAAGACATTGGATTCTTGATGATAATATACAACATATGTATAGACTCCATAAGAATGCTAAGATTAAGGTAACAGATGGTACTTGTTTCACTGCGTGTGAAGAGTTTACCGACCGATATGAAAATGTTAAAATGTCTGGTATGAACTATAGTTATTTCCTACCTGCGACTACCAAGCGACCTCCATATTATCATAACACTAGGGTATATTCATGTATCTTATTGGCGAATGATATCTATCCAGAGTTTGCGTGGAGAGGCCGATTCAATGAAGATACAGATTTATCTCTAAGAATTATGAAGGCTGGTTATCATACTTTCCTATTTAACAACTTTAATTGTGGTAAGATTACTACTATGACAATGAAAGGTGGTAATACGGAAGAGTTATATAACATTGACCAAACAGGTGACCAAGGCAATCGTAAAGGTAATGATGATTTTGATAACAGAAGAGAGTTTGCAGAATCATTAAGACGACAACATCCAGATTGTGTTAAAGTTACTTGGAAGTGGGGTAGGTGGCATCACCACATTGATTACTCTATATTCCAAAAAGAAAAACCAACTCTCAAACCAGACCTAAATATACCTAAGGTAACAGACAATAAAGGTCTTAAACTAGTCAGATTAAAGAAGGAGGCAGTATAATGGCAAGTAAAAATAATTCAACCAAAGATAGACAAATCAATTACGAAGGTGAAAGTCTATTTGTATTATCAGGAGAAGAAGAGGCAGAGACACCACATCAGTGGGATTCAATGCCAGAGTTTGACCAGAAGCAGAATGAGGCATGGAAATGTATTAAGGTAAGATTCCGTAATGAAGAAGACCTATTGGCATTTGCAGAACTTATTGGCCAAACAGTAACACCTAAAACAAAAGGTGTTTGGTATCCACCTGCGGACAAAAGTAAGAACTCGCTTCTTAGATGGATGCATGAAGACCAAATTGATGGCAACCCAGATGTTGACGAAGTAATTGACGAAGGACATATTCTAGTAGAATAATGACAAACTTAAACAAATATATAGTAGAGCACAATCCTTTATTTAGTGATGAAGCTGACTTTGATATAGTAACATATGTTTCTGACCTTATATCAGAACATGAAAATTATACAGATGTATCTCATCCTATATATGTCCCAAGTAAGGGAAGAGCAGATTGTGCATTTACTCCTAAAACATTATTAGAAGAAAATATACCATATAAGTTGTTTGTTGAACCTCAAGATTATGAAGAGTATTCCAAATATCACGATAAAGATATATTAGTTAATATTGAAGCTAACGATAGAGGCATTTCATATGTCAGAAACTTTATCAAAGAATACTCTAAAGCCCAAGGTGATACATATCACTGGCAAATGGATGATGATATTAAAAAGTTTAGAATCAGAATGAATGATAAGAATGTTGTGGTTAAAGGTATCAATGCCTTGGCCGTGGTAGAAAAGACAATTGGTCTATTCTCTAATGTTGCCATATCAGGCCTTACAAGTCCAGCATTTGCTTTTAGTAAAAGATATCCAGTTAAAGTAAACCAACTCGCATACAGCTGTGTTCTCATTAAGAATGAAGCTGATGTTACTTGGCCAGAAAATCTATCAGGTGTAGAGGACTGGCATTATACACTCACAGCCTTAGAAAACAAGTGGTGTACAATTTCTTTCTCTCATATTCTATTTGATGCTCCTGGTACTGCGACTCAAAAAGGTGGTAATATGAACCACTGGGAAAGTAAAGAGAAGAGACGCAAACTCTATGAGAGATTTGTTAAGGTATGGCCTAAGAACTTTAGAGTTGTTGAGTTAGTAGAAGGTTCACATAAGGGTTGGAAGTTACAACACAAACGAAGATTTTTTACGGACTATAAAAATTTAAAATTAATTTTAAAAACCCCTTTACAATCAGATTAAAATGTAGTATAATATACCTATTATGGATAAAGTATCAGGCACACTATTTGAATCACTCTTTGATGTTCAGACTAACAAGAGTATAGATTTACCCACATTCAAAGACTTTGAAACAATACTATATCGACTTTCCGAGAAACCCAGAAAAGATAAAAAGTCTGCAGAACTAATGTCTCCTGCTTTTTATTCTGCTGGTACTACAAGAAAGAATGATAATGTACAAGGTTGGGGTGGCTGGTGTGCCATAGATGTAGATGATTGCACCGAGGACTTACAAGAGTTCTTGGACAAGAAATGTAAAGATTATCATTATATCTGTTACTCTACTGCTTCATCCACAAAAGACTTGCCAAAGTTTAGACTTGTCTTTCCCCTTACAGAGTTTGTTAACAAAGACAATATTAAACACTTCTGGTATGCCCTCAACAAAGAACTTGGTGAAATGGGTGATATCCAGACCAAAGATTTATCAAGAATGTATTACATCCCTGGCAAGTATGCTAATGCGCATAACTTTATCTTTACTAAACAAGGTGAGCCAATATCTCCCCATGATATTATGTCTCGCCATGAGTATATAGAAAAAAGTGGGAATTCATTCTTTGATAAATTACCTAAGAAGATGCAAGAGGCCATGATGGCTCACATGAAATCTTCACTAACTAATACTAAGGTATCATGGACTGGTTATAAAGACTGTCCGTTTTTTCCAAAGAAATTAGAACAAGAATATAGAACGATTACAGGCAGTGGCTGGTATCATAAAATGTATCAGATTATGGTGGCACTAGCAGGTAACGCTATAAGTAACAAGTATCCAATTACCTCTAAAGAAATCGCCTACTTATGTAGAGAATTAGATTTAGATACAGGCAATTGGTATAATAAAAGACCATTAGATAAAGAGGCAGAAAGAGCCTTAGAATTTGTACATAGGAATAGTTTATGAAAATAACAGTAGTAGGTTCGGGTTACGTTGGTATGGCTAACGCAGTAATGTTTGCCAAGAAACATGATGTAACAATTTTAGACATTGATAAGTTAAGAGTAGCTTCAATTAACCTTGGCGTATCAACCATTGAAGATAAAGATATATCGGATGAACTAGCTGAAGGCAAGTTATCACTTAAGGCGACCATGGATAAGAAGACTGCATATTCAGATGCTGACTGGGTGGTCATCGCAACACCAACTGATTATGATGAAGCAACAAACTACTTTAACACAGATACTGTTGAAGGTTGTATTAGAGATGCAGTAGAATATAATGCTGACTGGGATAAAAGTTCAACCACAATAGTAGTTAAGTCAACTATACCTGTAGGATTCATTGATGATATGCAAGAGAAGTATACGAAGTCAGTTATATTCTCTCCAGAATTCTTAAGAGAAGGCACAGCGTTAAGAGACTGTCTACGACCAGAAAGAATTGTAGTAGGTGATATTGGTTACAATGGTGAATCGTTTGCCAAACTTATTAATGAATGTATTATACCAAACTTCCCATCGCCACCAGTTAATCTATGTGGAACTAAAGAGGCAGAATCAATTAAACTCTTTGCCAATACATACCTCGCGATGAGAGTATCATTTTTTAATGAATTAGATATGTACGCAGAGGCAAATAATATGAACGCCTATTCTATTATAGAAGGTGTTACTGGAGATTCACGTATCGGTAGAGGTTATAGTAACCCATCATTTGGTTATGGCGGATACTGTTTTCCTAAAGATACAAAACAACTACTTGCCAATTTTAGAAAGCATCATATTCCTACCAAGATTATCCAAGGTATTGTATACGCGAATGAGAACAGAAAAGATTGGATTGCAAGAATGATACAACAGAAAGATAATGTATCAGTAGTAGGAATCTATAGACTAGCCATGAAATCTGGTTCAGATAATTATAGGTGTTCAGCCATACAAGGTGTTGTTGATAGACTTACTAAGGCTGGAGTCAAAGTTATTATTCATGAGCCTATGATTGAAGATGATAAGTTTTTAGGTTGTGTTATAGAAAATGACATAGATAAGTTTAACGAGCTATCTGACATAATCGTGACCAATAGAATGTCTGATGATATCATTGAGTCAAAAGTATACACCAGAGATATATACAATAATAATTAAAAAGACTTTACTTTCACTTAAAAGTGTAGTATAATATATCTATTAAACAAGGTAAAACTATGAGCAAAATACTAGTAACAGGCGGAGAAGGATTTATTGGTTCTAATCTAATTAAAAGATTATTATCAGAAGGTCATCAAGTAGTATCAATAGATAACGGACACTCAAGTCAGATGTCAAATAGACACGATGGATGTTGGTATCTCTATGGTACTCCGATGGACTTATTTGGTGCATTACAACATCAAGAACAAACCTTTGATTATATATTTCACTTTGGCGAATATGCAAGAGTAGAACAATCGTTTAATGACTTTGATAAAGTAATAGATTATAACCTAAGACACTTCCCAGAAGTTCTAAAGTTTGCCAAACATCAGGATGCCAAAGTAATCTATTCTGGTTCATCTACTAAGTTTGCCACTAATACATCAGCCGCTTCACCATATGCATATACTAAAGCTCAGAATACTGAATTACTAAAGAACTATTCAGAATGGTTCGGCTTAGATTACAGTATAGTTTACTTCTATAATGTCTATGGAGATAATGAAATCAATGAAGGACAATACGCAACAGTAGTTGGTAAGTTCCTTAAGATGGTCAAAGATGGTGCAACCACTTTACCTGTTACATCACCAGGTGTTCAAGTAAGAAACTTTACACACGTTGATGATATTGTAGAGGGTATTATACTTGCCGCATTTAAAGGTAGTGGAGATAACTATGGTATTGGTTCACCAGAACAACATTCAATACTAGATTTAGTTTCATATCTTAAAGTTCAACCAGAAATGCTACCAGAGAAAGCAGGTAATAGATTAAATGGAGAACTTAAGACAGCAAAGGTAATTGACTTAGGCTGGAAACCAAAGAACACTTTACAAAAATATATAATGGAGAAATTATGAAATCACCCAACTACGGAAATATAAGTTTATGGATTGCGGCAATAGTATGTTTAATTCTATTAGTACCAACACTTGCTGCTTCTGATGAAAACGGAGAACGATATTGTCTAGCTCAAAACATATACTTTGAATCAGCCAATCAACCATTTGCTGGAAGAGTTGCAGTTGCCAATGTGGCAGTTAATAGGTCAAATGATGCACAGTTTCCTAGTACTATATGTGATGTAGTATATCAAGCTAAATTAAGAGAGAACTGGAAAGGTAATATGGTTCCTATTAGAAATAAATGTCAGTTCAGTTGGTACTGCGATGGTAAGTCGGATGAACCTACAGATTCAACTACATGGATGGAATCGTTACATATCGCAGACTTAGTTATATCTGGAAAAATGCCAGACATTACAAGTGGCTCTCTATGGTATCATGCAGACTTTGTATCACCTTACTGGGCACCATATCTAACAGAAGTTGTTACTATTGACAATCATATATTTTATAAATAGGAGTACACATGGAAATTAATGAACAATACGAATCAATATGTCAGGTAGACTGTACCGATAATGGTAAGACTATGGAGGCAGATGTATCTTTTTTCAAACCTAAAGACCTATGTAAAATATTATTCGAAGGTAAGATTGAAGTGTATTTAAGATATAATTCAAAACATCAAGTATATGTCGGCTCCAAAGCTGGTATGGAATTTATAACCAAAGGACCCAAATTTATGGGTTCATTTAGATATTAGGAGAAATAAATGATTAAAATGATTGGCAGTAATGTACTAGTTACTGAAACAGAAAAAGAAAATACTACATCAGGTGGTATTATATTAACAGAGGCAATTACAAAGGGTAGTAAACCTGGCCTAGTTTTGGCTGTCGGCCCTAATGTTACAGATGTAGCAAAAGGTGATAGAGTATTCTTACAATGGGATAAAGCTATGGCAGTTGATGTAGAAGGTAAAGGTGGTGCTATTATTGATGAGTCGTTCATTAGGGCGGTACTAAATGTATAGATACAGAGTTTATATAACAAGAGTAGTTGACGGAGATACTGTCGATGTAGATATTGATTTAGGTTTCAGCACTATGCTAAGAAAGCAAAGAGTTAGAATGATGGCAATTGATACACCAGAATCCAGAACCAGAGACTTAGAAGAAAAGTTTTATGGTAAACAATCTAAATACTTCTTAGAAAGTATCTTAAAAGATAAGAAAATCCAACTAGTATCCCACGACAAAGGCAAGTTCGGTAGAATTTTAGGTGAACTCTTTATAGATGGATTAGAAACTTCAGTTAATCAAACCATGATTAATAACAATCATGCTGTCCCATACTATGGTGGCAATAAAGAAGAAACAGAAAACCACCATATGGCAAACCGTAAAGCTCTCAATGAGCAAGGCATTATTTACGTTGAAAAATAAATTTAAGAAAGCATTCATGGAAGTCGCAGAGACATTTGCGGCTTTAAGTCATGCCAAAAGAAAAAAAGTAGGTTCTATTATAGTAAAGGATAATAGGATTATATCTATAGGATATAATGGAATGCCTACTGGTTGGGATAATGTATGTGAGACTAAGGATATCCATGATTATGGAAATAGAACTCCAGTATATGAGCTCACTACAAAACCCGAAGTCCTCCACGCAGAGGCAAATGCTATATCTAAAGTTGCAAGGTCAAATGAATCTACAGAGGGTGCCGAAATCTTCTGTACTGCCATGCCTTGTATAGATTGTGCTAAGTTAATACACCAATCGGGTATTAAAAAAGTATATTATAAAGAAGATTATAAAGCTAACGTGGGTTATGGAAGACCCTTTTTAGAAAAGTGTAAAATAGAATTGGAACAAATATGAAGAAAAGAGTAGGATTTACATGCAGCACATTTGACTTATTACATAGTGGTCATGTTGCAATGTTAAGAGAAGCAAAGACTGCATGTGATTATTTAATATGTGCATTACAAAATGACCCATCGGTAGATAGACCAGAGAAAAACAAACCCATTCAAAATATTGTCGAACGCCAAGCGCAACTAGCCGCCATTAAATATGTTGATGAAATTTTAGTATATAATACAGAAGAAGAGCTACTAGATATCCTTGCAATGTATCATATAGATGTTAAGATAATGGGCGAAGAATACAGGGATAAAGACTTTACTGGTAGAGAACTATGTAAGCAAAGAGATATAGATTTTTACTTTAACAAAAGAGACCACAGATTTTCAACATCTAATTTAAGAAAAAGAGTTGAAGAAAACACTTTACAATCGAAGTGATTTGTAGTATAATATACTTAATATTAAAACAGGAGAATATATGCCATCAATAGATTTAACCCCTAGGAAACCAAGAAATCCTAAGGATAAAAGACCACAGAAACCAATGCCGTTTGACGTTGCTCTAAGAAAGTTTAGAAAAGCAGTTGAGAGGGCTGGTACTCTGCAGGATGTACGCAGGAAGGAGTTCTATGAGAAACCAACTGCAAAGAGAAAGCGTAAGAAGGCCGAAGCCATCGCACGTTCAAGAAAACAACAGCGTATGCAAGAACAGACGCAACACGGCAGGAGAAAAAGATAATGTCAGTAATGGATAAATTAAAAAAGAATTCGAAGATTAAGACAACATCAGTCTTATCTAAATCGATTTTCTTTACAGAAAAAGATATGGTACCAACAGAAGTACCTATGGTAAATGTTGCCTTATCGGGTGATATTGATGGTGGTCTTACATCAGGACTAACTGTATTGGCTGGCCCTAGTAAACACTTTAAGACAAGTTTTGCTCTACTCATGGCTGGTGCCTATATGAAGGAACACGATGATGCAGTAATGTTATTCTATGATTCCGAGTTTGGTTCGCCTCAATCATATTTCGAGGCATTTGGTATTGATACTGATAGAGTATTACATACACCAATTACAGATGTAGAACAACTTAAGTTTGATTTAGTAGGTCAGCTAGATAATATCGAACGTGGTGATAAAGTTATCATTGTGATTGATTCTATTGGTAACCTTGCATCTAAGAAAGAACTAGAAGATGCCTTAAATGAAAAAGGTGTTGCTGATATGTCCAGGGCTAAGGCTTTGAAAGGACTTTTCAGAATGGTTACTCCATATCTTACTATGAAAAATGTACCACTACTTGCAGTTAATCATACTTACCAAGAGATTGGTCTCTTCCCTAAAGCTATCGTATCAGGCGGTACGGGTATCTACTACTCAGCTGATAACATTTGGATTCTAGGACGTAGACAAAATAAAACTGGTTCTGATGTTACAGGTTATGACTTTATTATTAATGTAGAGAAGTCAAGATTTGTAAAAGAGAAATCAAAGATTCCAGTATCAGTATCATGGGAAGGTGGAATCGAACAGTATTCAGGCCTACTAGAAATTGCCTTGGCTGGTAACTATGTGGTTAAACCAACTATGGGTTGGTATGCTAGAGTAGACCAATCAACAGGTGAAATAGTACAGCCTAAAGTAAGACAGAAAGATACTCTTACTAAAGAATTCTGGGACCCTATCTTAACAGGTACGGACTTTGCTAAGTTCATTAAGTCTTATTATCAAATTGGTCATAAGCCTTTATTAGAAATAGATTTAGAAACCACTTTACAGGAAGAGTAAAATGGAGTATAATATAACCAATAAAGATTATACTTTAGTGGAACAGGAAGCTGGTGAACTATCTGATTTTTATGGGATAAGAATTAAAACTGGTAAATGGAAAGATGTTGTGTTTGTATTTGGAAAAGTATCTATTAAAGAAGATACTGTAAAAGATATGGCAAAACTTTCATTTACCTATAACATTCAAGACCCAGATGAACACGATATAGATACTTTACAGAAAGACCCTGATTTTAATGATTACCTTGGTGCTCTTTTACAACATATAGTAACAGAGTCACTAGAAACAAGAGAGGCCCAGATTGGATATAAAACACCAACTACCGACACACATACTGAGCAACTTACTTAATAACGAGAGTTATTGTAGACGAGTTATTCCGTATATTAAACCCGAATACTTTGAGGGTGAGCATAGAACAGTATTTAGTTTAATTACTGCTTTTGTTGGAAAACATAATAAGTTACCAACTCCAAGTGTATTAGAACTAGAACTAAGAAAGACAAGTGCTCATGATGATTTGCTCAATGCATCATCACAGTTGGTAAAGGCTATTCAAGTCCATGAAGAAATAGATACAGATTATCTAATTAAAGAATCCGAAAAGTGGTGTAGGGATAGGGCAGTCTATCTCGCCATTATGAATTCTATCGGTATCATTGATGGCAAAGATGCTGAACAATCAGAAGGTGCTATTCCAGAAATACTTTCTAATGCTCTCGGTGTATCATTCGACCAGGCAATTGGTCATGATTACATTGACAACTCAGATGAAAGATTTGATTTCTACAACACAAAAGAAGATAGAACACCCTTTGACCTAGATTACTTTAATAAGATTACGAAGGGAGGCTTACCCAATAAAACCTTGAACATTGCTTTGGCAGGAACAGGTGTGGGTAAGTCTCTATTCATGTGTCATTGTGCGGCATCGGTATTACAACAAGGCAAGAATGTACTTTACATCACCATGGAAATGGCTGAAGAAAGAATTGCTGAACGTATCGATGCTAATCTAATGGACTTACCAATAGAACAACTTGCCAGAATTAACAAATCAACTTTCGATAGTAAGATACAAAAGATTGCTCAGGCATCTATCGGTAAACTTATTATCAAAGAATACCCTACAGGTGCTGCTCATACAGGTCACTTTAGGGCTCTTCTTAATGAACTTAAGATGAAAAAGAACTTTAACCCAGATATGATATACATTGACTACTTGAATATTTGTTCATCAAGTCGTATGAAAGGGCTGGGTGGAAGTATAAATAGTTACTCTTACATCAAAGCCATTGCAGAAGAACTGCGTGGTCTTGCTGTAGAGTTTAATGTTCCGATAGTATCGGCTACCCAAACTACCAGGTCAGGATTTGGTAATACGGATGTCGGTCTTGAAGACACATCAGAATCATTCGGCCTTCCTGCTACGGCTGACCTTATGTTTGCTCTTATATCAACAGAGGAACTAGAAGAATTAGGCCAACTCATGGTAAAACAATTGAAAAATCGTTATAATGACCCGACCAAATATAAAAGATTTGTAGTCGGTATTGATAGGAGCCGAATGAAATTATTTGATGTAGAAGAAAGTGCACAACAAGACATTATCACAGATGTTGTGCCAGATAAACCAATTGCAACGTGGGGTGATAGAGAGAATAAAGACACGTTTGCTGAATTTAAAATATAGGAGAAATATATGAATATGTTACTTAAACTAAAAGACTGGTCACTAGATAGACTAAAAGAAAGAACCTCATTAGATGGTATCGGACTAATTGTACTATGTGGTTCAGTTATTTTATTCGGTGGTATTGCTAAGCTACTTGCTTGGTTAGGCCTTGGATGGGGAATTTATACACTGGTAAAGAGTGACTAAAATATGTTTGACGTGAAACTTATATCATATTCGCAGCCACCTGCGGAGGTCGAGTTAAGTCCCGACCTCTTGCAGATGGTCGCTTACTGCGCTAGGGTATCTAATCCTAGTAATCAGAGCAATGAAGAAACTTCAGAGAAACTAGTAAAGTATTTAATTAAGCACAAACACTGGAGCCCATTAGAGATGGTAAGTGTATGTATGGAGATAGATACAACTAGGGACATTGCAAGACAAATACTTCGCCATAGGTCTTTCTCCTTCCAAGAATTCTCACAGCGATATGCTGACCCAACAAAAGATTTAAGTTTTGTTACAAGAGAAGCGAGAATGCAAGATAAAAAGAACAGACAGAATTCTATTGAAAACCTTGATGAGTCCATTAATTATATATGGGAATCTTATCAAGAAGTTATTATAGAAAGATGTCAAAAAGCTTATAATTGGGCTATCGAGGCAGGAATTGCCAAAGAACAAGCCAGGGCTGTACTACCTGAGGGATTAACAAAGTCTCGTATGTACGTTAATGGAACCCTTCGCTCTTGGATTCATTATATAGAACTAAGAAGTGCCAATGGTACTCAAAAAGAGCATATGGATATAGCAAAAGAAATTGGTAATATTATCTATAAAATTTTCCCAGTTGATGATGTAGTTTAAAAGAGTGGGGCTGTAGCGCAGTAGGGAGAGCGTCTGGTTTGCAACCAGAAGGTCGGGGGTTCGATTCCCTCCAGCTCCACCATTCTTATAACTAAATGTTATAAAATGTAACACAATTGTAACAAAAAAGTTTAACAAAACACTTTACAAGCACTCTTATGCGTAGTATAATAGTAGTATAGAAAGTAATTAATTGGAGAAACTATATTATGAAAAACAAATTCCACGAACAAAACGTACAAGAGCTAGGTAATTATCTTACCAAGATTAAAGCTGACTATCACAGATGGCAAGATGGATGCAAAGATGGTTGTAGTAAAGTTAAAGACCAAATGTTTGATGATTTTTGTGAAAGTCTTTCTTATAAGGCTGGTAGAAACTATATCAAAGTCAGTACTGGTAATTCAACTCATTCATTCATTGTAGCTAAACCTACTAAAGGTTTTAAAGAAGGAGATATCTTAATGGCTAAATCATGGGCCGCTCCAGCTACTAACTTCGCAAGAGGTAATATCTTCGAGGATTATACAATCAGATGGACAGGGGCTGTATAAGTGAAAAATAATTTAACAAAACACTTTACTTTATACCTAAAGTGTAGTATAATTAACTTATTAAAAGGAGATATATTATGAAACAGATAGAACTATTCCCAACTACCGAGGCCGAAGTAAGGGCTCTCGTGGGTGCACCAACCAAAGAGGAAGAAGAAACTTGTGCTTGTGGTGCTCCACTAGAAGGATGTCCAGACAATTACGAACATATGACCCACGGAGTTTAAATGCTAAGAGCCTTTAAAGAAATAACCAAATGGGAAGATAATACCCTCAACCACACTTACATTCTAAACGAACACGGACACTTAGTTGGCTTTAGAAGTACATCAACCAAACAATATAAACAATTTAAATCACCTATGAAACAGTTCTCTAAGTCGAGACGCAAGTTCATAGAATTAAAACCAGTAGAAAAATATATGGAGTCTGCATGAAACCTTGGGACATAATAGAAAAACTTGAATCTGATAACTCAAGGCTATTTAAAGAAGATGTTGTATCTCAATATATTGATAATAAAGAATTCCAAGACGGAGTAAAACTTGCTCTCAATCCCTTTGACACATTCGGCGTTAAATTGATACCTATTTCTAAGAAGGATGGTCCAGGGCTTGAGACAAGTGATTTTTGGAAACTAGCATTATCATTACAATGTAGATGTCTGACAGGTAATGCGGCTAAAGAAGAGATACAAGAAACAATGGATAAAGCCACCATGGATGAGTGGAACTTCTGGTATCGTAGGATTCTCCTTAAAGATTTAAAATGTGGCGTATCAGAGAAGACCATCAATAAGATAGGTGAGAAAATTGGATTTGAGATTCCAAGATTTCATTGCATGTTGGCCACGAATGGTGAAAACAATAAACACATGAAAGGTGATTGCCTTATCGAGTACAAGTATGATGGTGTAAGAGCCATAACCATAGTACTTAAGGGAAAGGCCACTATCTATTCTAGGAATGGTAAAGTCTATTCTAACTTCCCTCATATTGAAAAAGCCTTGAGTCAGCCACAGTTCGAAGGAATGGTATTCGATGGCGAGATTATGAGTCATAACTTTACAAGTCTAATGAAACAAGTACATAGGAAAGAAGGTGCACAGACAGATGATGCCTATCTCGCTCTCTTTGATATGATTACTATAGATGAATTCAATGCAGGTGTTTCAGTAGACGGCTGTTATGATAGAAAGATTAATATGGATGAAGTACTTTTTGGTCTTGATGATTGTATTAAAGCAGTAGATTATGAGATTATTAATTTGGAACAAGACCATGATGTATTCATGCAAATTAATAAAGAAGCCATAGAAAATGGCTATGAAGGAATTATGGTTAAACCAATAGACGGTTTATATGAATGTAAAAGAAGTAATGCTTGGTTTAAAATCAAGCCATTTATAGAAGTAACTCTGACAGTAGAAAGCATTGAAGAAGGTCAGGGTAAGTTCGAAGGAACAACAGGTGCTCTAGTTTGTGCAGGACACGATGAAGATGTTGATATTAAAGTCAATGTCGGTGGTGGCTTAACTGATAAGATTAGAGATAGTATTTGGAAAGACCAAGATGCTGTATTAGGCCAGTTGGTGGAAATTAGAGCCGACTCTATTTCACAAAACCAAGATGGGACTTATTCATTAAGATTCCCAAGATTTAAAACATTTAGGGGATTTGCCCCAGGAGAAAAACTATGAAAAGTAAATTAAAATATAAAGGAATTGAAAAGGACTCTACTATCCAATGGAGACCAACAATCTATGATGACCCTTTCAAGTTTGATTATGATACAGTAAAGACAAGAATTGAAACTGCAGAACAGGCAGGTTTCACTGATGATGTTGCTACTATTAAGAAAAACATTAAAAGAGTTGTTGCTGATAACCCAGGCATGTTTGATGATTTCTTGGAACTAGTGTAATGGAATCAATCAAGATTACAAGTTGGAAAGTTCTCGCCCAAGAAAAGGGCGGGGGCAAAGTAGTTGCAGAATATATTTTTGCAGATGAAAGAGAAGCTAAACTTTTTCAAAAAGATATGAAATATAAAGGTTATCACTCAACAATAGAGGCTGTAGAATGCTAGAATATATTATAATCATGCTTTGCCTTATGGGATGTAGTTATACATCTTATAACCTAGGGGTAAAGAATGGATGTGAGGGCACTTTAAAGGAACTTCTTAAAATAAAAGTAATTAAAGTGGACGATGAGGGTAATATTTCAACAGGAAGCTCTAATAACTAGGTCTCCAAATATTATAAATAGTTATAATAAAACTTTACAAACCAATGGTTCTGTAGTATACTAACTTTATAAACTAATAACGGAGATAATATGATAAGATTTAAAAACAGTTTTATGACAGAGGAACTCGATACTCTTTCAACTACTGACGATAATCTGAATGCAGTAAAGTTGGTACAGGCCATAGATGATGCAATTTCATCTGTAGATACTGAAGTTGAATTAGACCTCAGGTCTGGTAAATCAAATTCAAAGAAGATTGGTATTTCTCAATTAATGCCAGATAAGAACAGAAGAACATTCTCTACACTCGCTAGAGAAATTATTGAAAAAGAACCAAATTTAGAACTTATTAAGATATCAGGTGCCAGAGCAGAAAAAGATTATTACTTTAAACATAAAGATATGGATAAAGCAATCTATGTAAATGCTAGACCAATGGGTGGCCGTAGTTCTTTAGGTGATGACCCTCATGAGCTTATGACTGCTGCATTATGTCTCTTCCCATCAAAACATAAAATTACTAATTCTGATGAAATGGATGCAATGATTCAATTGGTAAGAGCTCAATTAAAGAAAGTTAAAGGTTATAAACAGAGTCAAGTGGATTCTCTTGAAGGAGATTATCCAAATTTATGTAAGGCAGTATCGGCCGCTAATGTTATTATTGACGCAGGATATGGTAATGCTGATATGGTTTATCTTACTGGTCAGTCATGGGATAAAGATGTAAAACAATTCCAAATGTCAAAATATGGAATGCAAGATTTTAATTCATCTGACTTTATTATTAAGAAAGGTAATAAATTTCTAGGAGTATCTTTAAAGAAAAAGAAAAGGGTTACAGAAGAAGACCCAACCCTTATTAATAAATCATTTACAAAGCTACTTAATGAACCGAAACTTAAAAAATTAAAAGAAGATGTAGAATTAGATGCAGGTAGATTTTATGTGCATGTAATTAAACTGGCTCAGAGACTAAGAAAAAGATATCCTGATATGATGTCTGATGACTTATTTGATGACCTTAACAAGAATCCAGTAAATACTAAGAACTGGAAAAAGTATGTTAATAGAATTCCCAATGACCTTATTAATAGAGTATTAAAAGGTAAAAGAACATTATTTAAAATGATGGGTGAAACAATATTATCCAAGTCAGACTTATTCTCAAATATTCTAGTTCAATTAATATTTAAGTCCGACTTAAAAGAATTACAAAAAGTTAATTTCGATTTTGCACTAGTTACAGGCGTTGGAGATTACGGCCCTAAGAAAGGTGTTGTAGTAGAAGGCGGAGAGTATAAAGACATTGATTCAGTATCAAGTAAACTAGATGATTTATTTTCTCAAGGCAAACCATTAATGAAATATACTCCAGGTGCAAAACAAGCATTTGACCCAGGCTCTGGAGCCGCCAATTTAAAGTTTACTTTATTCATTGGCCCAGTTGCAGTATGTAATATTATATTAAGATATAAAGGCAACTTTTCAAGTGCACCTAATTTTAATGCAATGATGACGGAAGACTTTAAGAGGTTATATAAATGAAACGATTAACTAGCTATACTCCATTGCATGAAGCAACAAAGAATACTCATATGACCCACATTGAAGACCTAATTATAGATGGTGGGGTCAAGGGGGCTCGCCAAGCAATCCTAGCGCTTAGAAGTCTAAGGGATATGCTTTCAGGTAATACCAAAGCACCAGTGGATGTTACCGTGAAATGGGACGGAGCCCCCGCCGTGTTTGCTGGAGAACACCCAGAGACAGGAGAATTCTTTGTTGCTAAAAAGGGTATCTTCAATGCGAATCCTAAAATCTATAAGTCACATGAAGATATTAAAGCAGATACATCAGGCGACTTAAGTAAAAAACTTATTATGGCTTTCGATACTTTACAGAATATAGGAATCAAAGGGGTTATACAGGGCGACTTTATGTTCGATAAGTCAGACCTTAAAAAGGAGAAGATTAATGGAGTTAGTCATATTGTGTTTCATCCTAACACTATCGCTTACGCAGTACCTACTGATAGTGCTCTCGCTAAGGAGATTGGAGCAGCTAAGATTGGAATTGTTTGGCATACAACGTATAGTGGAGCAACGTTTGAGACAATGAGAGCAGAGTTTGGTAAAGAGATAGTACCTAAGTTAAAGAAGTCAAAAGATATATGGATGCAAGATGCCACATTACCTGACCTTTCTGGTACTGCAACTCTTACTAAAGCAGAAACAGAAGAACTAAATAAAAATCTTTCAGGTGCTGGTAAAGTATTTAAACAAATCGCATCTACTACATTAAAAGAGTTAGAGTCCAATTCGGAATTAAATATGTTATTAAATGTATATAATAATTCCAAGGTGAGAGAAGGCCAAAGAATTACAGATACTAAGAAACATGCCACTGGACTAGTAATGTGGATTAATAATAGGTATCAAAAAGAGATTGATAAAAGAAGTTCAGATAAAGGTAAACAGACTCAAGTAGATAAACGAGATGCATTACTTAAATTCTTTAGTAAAGGTAATATAAAGAACCTAAAATTAATCTTCGATTTACAGAATTTTGTTGTAAATAGTAAATTAATTCTTATAAATAAACTTAATAGTCTTAATAAAATTAATACCTTTGTCAAGACTAAATCCGGATTTAAGGTAACCAACCAAGAAGGTTTTGTTGCTATAGATAGAATGGAAGGTGGCGCTGTTAAGTTAGTTGATAGGTTAGAATTCTCCTACAACAACTTCAGTAAAGATATAATTAAAGGTTGGGATAGTCCTAACTAAATGGGAACCAGGGATAAATGAAAGTCAAAAACTTTAGCGACTATATAGTCGAAGCATCAAAAGAAATAACCGTAGTATTTGGTAGATTTAATCCGCCGACTACAGGCCACGAAAAACTTTTTGAAACTCTTAAAAAGGTATCACGTGGAGGTGCATATAGAATATACGCATCACAATCCCAAGACCCTAAAAAGAATCCTCTTAAATTTAAAGACAAGATTAAGTTCCTAAGAAAAATGTTTCCTAGACATGCCAGAAGTATCATGGCAGACGGCGACGTGCGTACTATAATTGAAATCGCAACTAAGTTATATGACCAAGGTTTTACTAAGATGTCAATGGTTGCAGGTTCAGATAGAGTAAAAGAATTTGAAATCTTACTAAACAAATATAATGGTGTTCAGGCAAGACATGGCTTCTATCAATTTGAAGGAACTATTAAAGTACTCTCTGCAGGGCAAAGAGACCCAGATGCAGAAGGTGTAACAGGAATGTCAGCCTCTAAAATGAGAGCAGCGGCGGCAGAAGGGGATTTACAAACATTTTCTAGTGGTCTTCCAAGTGGTTATACTGGTTCAGCTGAGTTATTTAATGCAGTGAGAAAAGGGATGGGCCTTAAAGAAGAGAAAAGCTTTAGGTCTCATATAGAACTACCGACTGTATCAGAAACAAGAGAACAGTTTATTTTAGGTGACTTGTTTAATGTTGGTGATACAGTTAGACTAAAAGAAAATCAAGAGAAGGGTAAGATTATCACTAAAGGTGCGAATTATCTTACAGTAGCTTTCCCTAAGGGTAATAAGAAAGTCTGGTTGGAACAAGTAGAACAAGCTGAGGGTACTAACTATTACTCTGGTCTTGCAAAGTCAACATCAGCCAAAAGAAAAGCCCACTTTAAGAAGGGTGCTGAAAAGGATGATAATAATCCAGCCGCATATAAACCAGCTCCTGGAGATGCAAGAGCAAAAACAAAGCCATCAAAACATACTAAGAAATATAAAGATATGTACGGAGAAATGGCCAAACATTTAAGTTTTGAAGATTATGTAGTTAATGAAGGTAAGGCTGATGATGCTCTTAAAAAGAAAGCAGATAAGTCAGGTATGCCATTAGCCATATTAAGAAAAGTATTTGATAGAGGATTTGCGGCTTGGAGAACAGGCCATAGGCCAGGAACTAATCCAACACAATGGGGGTTAGCAAGAGTCAATTCTTTTGTAACCAAATCATCAGGAACATGGGGTAAGGCAGATAAAGACTTAGCCGCTAAAGTAAAATAAGAGGAAACTAACAAATGAAATTTAAACAATTAAGAGAGAAGTATAGAAGTAAATATCCAGCTTCTCTGGTAGCGGCGGCAGTTAAAATTGCAATCGATATGGGTGGTAACATGACCGGAGCCTATAAAAAGATTGAGGCGATGAAAAGAGGTCTTGCGGATGACCCTATTGTTGCAGATGCATTAAAACAGGCTAATGAATCAGTTAATGAAGATTATAATCAAGACCTAACTCTAGCCACTAAGAATGTAGCAAGACTTGCCAAGAAAGAAACAGGTCAAGACCAGAAAGACTATCAGGCAGTATCTCGTGCACTTGCTCAAGGCAACCTCGGTGCAGTTAAGAAAGTAATTAAAGGCATTTCAACAAAAGAAATCCAATCTGACATATTAAACATACTCGTAGGTTATAATGACTTAATTGCTAAAATGTATCCTAAAGCAATGTCAGGTGGTAAATTTAAAAGCGGCATGACTGTTGATAAGATGATTAAAGAAGAAGTTATATCAGAAGCAAAGATGAAAGACCTCTTCAGAAAACATAAAAGAGAACTTACAAAAGCATACAAAACTGGTGATTTATCATTCATGTCTTCTGCTGGTAAGAAAGCGGAAGATGACCTAACTCAATGGGCATTGAACAACAATGAAATTAAAAGTGATGACCCCGATGAGTTTTTTGATTGGTTATCTCGTGACTTAGAAGATATAGTCAAAGGCAGAATTAAAGAACAAAGTTTATCATCATCAGAAAAGAAACTTGTAAACCAAATGTATGATAAAAAGGGTAACCTTACACCACTTGGTAAGAAAGTTTTTAATCATAATAAAAAGCCTGGTGATAAAGGGTATGTTGAAAATGTTGAAGAAGGTAAAGTAAAAGAACTTCAAGGTTATATTGATTCTGGTAAGTCAGCTCAATGGATATCTAAGAAGATGAAAATTGATATCAAGCACATTAAGTCATTCATGGAAGAAGCTCCTGGACCAGAAGAGAAAGCACAACTTGCATTAAAACAAGCCAAAGAAGTAGAAACTCTTAAAAAGAAACACGAAAGGGAAAAGGAAAATATGAAAGAAGATACTCATTATCTAACAAGAGCAAAGGGAAAAGAAATAGTAAGTAACTTCCTAGAAAATTATAGAGTTCTTGCAAAACACGGAATGGGCGCAGAAACTAAGAAGTCAATTAAAGTTGGTACAGAAGTAGATTACTATCGTGCTGATGGTGCCAAGTATATGGGTAAAGTTACTAAGATGACACCAACAACTTACATTGTTAAAGATACTAAGAATGGCAAGAACTATCAGTTTACATACCATGATAGAATTAAAGCAAAGGGACTATTAAAGAAATGAGCGACTTTAAGGATTTCATGGAAGGAAATGGTCTCTGGGCCAATATCCATAATAAAAGAAAAGAAGGCCGACCAATGAGGAAGGCAGGTTCAAAAGGTGCGCCTACTAAACAAGACTTCAGAAGAGCTCGAAGTGAAGACTTAGAAGAAGCACCATTGGTCATGCATGACTTGGATATGATTAAAACTTTATTTAATAAAATAGAAAATGACATGCTGAAGAATAATAGAAGTAAGAAATCCGAAAAGAATTGGCCAGTACTTCAACAACTAGCTAAGATTGCTGGGTATGGTATTACTAAGAGTGGCCAGGATAAAAATAAATCATTTAGGTACGATTTAAAGAAATGATAAGGTTTAAAGAACATTTTAAAATTGATGAAGGTGTAAATGACCCATCTATATTTAAGGCAGTATTCCTTGCCGGTGGGCCTGGTTCAGGTAAATCATTTATAGTTGGTAAGACTTCTTTATTATCTTTAGGGTTTAAACTTATAAACTCTGATACAAACTATGAAAATGCACTTACTAAAGCAGGACTTACTATGGAGCCAGATGATATATATTCTGCCCAGGGCCAGGCTCTTAGAGATAAGGCAAAGAAACTTACAGGCAAACAATTAGAGATTGCTTTAAAAGGTAGGTTAGGTGTTGTAATAGATGGTACTGGTAAAGACTATGCCAAAATTAAAGCAAGTGTGGACCAGTTAAGAGATATAGGTTATGCAGTACACATGATATTTGTTAATACAGATTTAGAGACTGCACAACAAAGAAATAAGAATAGACCAAGACAGTTAAAAGAGCCAGAAGTTGAGAAGATGTGGAAATCAGTACAGAAAAACATTGGTAAATTCCAAGGGCTTTTTCGTAACCGAATGACAGTAATAGATAACTCAACAGATGCAGATATTAACACATCTACTTTAGAAGCTTATAAGGATATACAACAGTGGGCTAAGAAAACACCAGAGAATAAAATAGCTCAAAAGTGGATAAAGAGTCAGGGGGGTCGAAAATGACAAAATTGGAAAGAGATGGAATAGTACAATCATTTAATTCTAAGTGGAAATATAGATACGATAGAGAACAATATGGCTTTGCAGATGCATGGAAAGTTATTTATTCAGAAGATGCAGAAGGTAAATTAGTAGGGGATTGCGAAGATTATTCTTTATCAATTCTTTATAGACTATGTGGAAAGAGTCACCTTAAGATGTGGTGGATGTTAATAACACATCAGGCTGGTATCTGTCTAGTTGGACCTAGTAAGTGGAAAGTATCACATGCAGTACTAAGATATAAAGGTGAATATGTAGATAACTGGACTAAGAAGTTCGGACCTAAATCAGAAATAGAAAAGAACCATACCTTTCATATATTATGGGGTCATGGATTTGCATATTACACAGCTGTTAAAATGTTACTAAGTAAAGTAATAAGACTAATAAAAGGCTTGGGTGTATAATGCATAGTTTCTTAGAACACATAGAAGAGAGATTCGGACTTTATGAAGGTCAACAGGTGCCGTTAGAGCAACCAATGATTGAGCTATCAGAAGCAGATTACCAGGGTAGAGATGTAGAACTTAACTCACCTAAAAGGTCTAGTGGTAAAAAGAAATACGTTGTTTACGTTAAAAATCCTAAAACAGGAAACGTAAAGAAGATAGAATTTGGTGATGCCAAGGGCGGCCTCACTAGTAAGATTAACGATAAGGGGGCAGCTGCTTCCTTTGCAGCCCGCCATAATTGTGATACTAAGACAGATAAGATGTCGTCTGGGTATTGGGCTTGTCGATTACCGCGTTATGCAAAAGACTTAGGACTATCAGGTGGTGGAAATTACTTTTGGTAAACCGTACTGGGAAGATGGAGAGGTTAGAACATTCGACCCCTCTATAGATGATGCTGAGTATGTTTGGCATCGTGATATGGAAGATAGAGAAATAGAGATACTAGAAGGAGAAGGTTGGCAGATTCAGTTACAGAAATGTCTACCTTGGCTCCTTAAAAAAGGAATGGTATTTGATATTAAGAAAGAAGAATACCATAGGTTAATTAAAGGGGCTACTCCCCTAAAATGCAGGGTTTATAAACATGGCGACAGCAGCTGAACAAAGAGCAGAACAGGCCGCACGACTGGATAGAATCGAAACCAAGATTGACCAGATGTCGGACGCAATTATAGCCTTAGCTCGGGCAGAAGAAAAAATCATTACGTTGACCGAATTCGGTAAACAACAAGGTGAGCAGATTCTATCTCTTATAAATAGAGTAGATAAACTAGATACATTGGTAAGAGACAATGCATCAACCGTAACGATAATTAATAAATTATTCTGGATAATCATAGCGGCAGCAGCCACAGGGATTACAGGAATGCTTTTCATAACTTAGGAGAATAATATGAAAATTAATGACCAAGCAACCCTAGATATTGCTGCGACTGTGATGGACGTAGTAGAGGGTAGAATAAAAAAAGAAGAGGCTAAATATCCTCACGATATGTTTCATCCCGAAACTGGTGAGAAGAAAGTAGCTAAAACTGAGAAAGACCATAAAGAACTATCAGATAAGGGTTATACTCACGATAAACCAAAGAATGAATCGCCTGAAGAGCCTAGAGCAAAAGGTGAGAAAGATTTTAAAGCTTTGCATAAAGTTAAAACGTCTGGTGAAAAAGATATGGATGGCACAGTAGTTAAAGAAGCCATTATTAATAAAAATTCTGTTAAGAGTAAAAGTTCATGGGAAAAAGCTTTAGCAGAACTAGAAAAAATGGAAAAACAATTTAAGGGTACTAATAAAGAAAAGGATTACACTGAACTTTTAAATAGTCTTTTTGCCGCAGTAGATGATTGGAATCCAAAGGCAATGTCACAGTATAGTACAAAGACTGCAACTAAGAGTACTTATGGTAAAGACCCTATTTCCGATTTAAGATATGATTTAAAAAATCTACTAGGTTCTAAAGCTAGTAAAATTATGGAAGTTAAAGAATCCAAGCCAGAACTTTCTGAAGAAGAGAAGTATAAAGAGTTCTTTGCCAAAGCACTTAAGAAGTTTGGTGCAGAATCACCTGCTGAATTAGATAAAGAAAAAAGAAAAGAATTCTTTAACTATGTAGACAAGAACTATAAAGCAAAGAATGAAGATGTCCAAGAAGATGTTAGAGACATGAAAAACTATAAAGATAGAAATCGTAGAGGCTTCGAAGCTAGAGCATCTATTGAAGTAGTTAAAGGTAATAGTTCTAATAAGTTTAATGATGATTTTGGATTTACTAAAGCCGAAATGGATCAGATGGATAAACTAATTGGTAAAATTAAAAAAATGCATGTAACTAGCTTTGATGGTGGTTCTTCTGCTCCAGCGTCTTTAGAATTTTACGGCGATGAAGCTTCTTTAACTAAGTTTCTTGCTGATAGAAATGTACAAAAGATTGTTAAAAAATATAAGGCTAAGGTATACGGACCAACTTTGAATAAGTAACTACTGGCCTTTTTTGGAAGTATATATAATATATGATGAAAATATTTGATACATTGACGAATAAGAATTTTAAGCTCTTTGCAATGAATAACTATGACAATCCAGAATGTATTGAAGTAGAAGAATTTGAAGAGGACTTAAATAGATTTAAATATATTAAAAGACTGTTAAGTAGATATGAGATGCACGATGACCTACAAGAAAGGTTAATCTTAAATCATTTAATAGTCTTATATAATGTATTTGGTATACAGAATGCGAATAAAATGATTGAGTTTAAGGTAGAGGAGATACACTATCCCTATCTTAAACCATTTTTAGTATTTTTAAATTATTTAAAAGAAGATGAATGGGTTAATATTCCAATGGACCCATTTATTATAAAGAAGTTAAGGGAAATTTAAATGGGAGTTTTATCCAGAGCTGGTGATTTAGTATATGCCTTTAGGTTCTTAAGGCTGCTAACTACGCCGTGGGAAAAGTCTAAAGCCTTTGAAATGGGGTTAGTAGATGAAAATGGTAAGAAGTTAAAGAAGGCTACAACTCCAGAAGAAAAAAGTTCATATACAGTTTTCCATAGATTAGTATTTAATATTAAGAGAGTATTAGGTAAGTTACCATTTGGTAAAAGTAAACTAGCCAGTTATGCCGCAGCTCTCTTTCTTATTAAAGAAGAAACTGGTATGTCAGAAGAATCAATTAAGAAGGTTCTTACTAAAGTAATTGGCGACTTTGAAGATGATATCTTAGAAGAGTCAACTTGGTTTCAAGAAGATAATAAATTGAGACCAGGTGTTTATATATTATCAGAAGACATTGCATCACCTATTACGGGTGAAATTATTGCACGGTCAAAAACTAAAGTAAAGGTTGATGAGTTTTTAGAACCAGTTGGTTCATTCTTTAACCAAAATATATATGAAGTGCATCATGTTCAAACTGCACAGAAGATATATATAAGTAACAGGAATATAAAAAGATGAAAAGTTTTAAAGATATATGGGAAGATGCAGCAGCTAATTCAGTAGCAGGTGGAGGAGTTTCAATGCCCTCAGATGCTATGACTCCAGCTCAACATAAGAAACATAAGAAAAGAGTATACGATGGCCGAACTAAAGAAGGTAGAAAATTCGTAGAAAGAATGTTAGCTCGTAAAAAGGCTAATGAAGCTAAGAAAGAACTACAGGCTCAGAAGTTACATTTAAAAACAATAGAGACTAAGTAGAAAGAGAGATTATTATGACAAAGATTTGGTTGGGAATTATTTTTGCTATGGGATTATCATGTACCTTATATTATAACCTATCAGTAGTTCCTATGAAGAACAAGATTGAGGAACAAACAAAAATAATTGTTGCTCAAGACCTAAGAGACCAAGAACAGAGAGACGCCATTCGGGCAATTCAGAATAATCTTGCGACCACAACTAAAGCCCTTTCTGGGTTACAAACAGAAAATCAACAAATAGAAGCACAGATGGCTGAATACTTAGATATATTCAGACGCCATAACTTATCAAAGTTAGCAAGTGCAAAACCTGGTCTTATAGAGACTAGGGCCAATATTAGAACGAAGGAGGCATTCGATGCAATTGAAGCTGATAGTCAGCGCATTAGCGCTCTCAATACTAACTAGTGGATGTGCGCTTCTCCAGAAGCCTCCTCGCGAAGTAGAAATTATAACTAAACCTATTAAGATAGATATTGTTCAGCCTGTAATGCCTAGAGCAATAGACTTAAAAGAACCTAAATGGTATGTGGTATCAGATACTAGAATTATTGAAAACTGTTTAAAGAATCCAGAAACTAAAGAAACAGATTGCAAATTAGGTAGAGAAGATTTATATCCAGAGGGGTATACATATCTCGATAGGTTTATAGATGATATTAAAAAGAAACATGGCGGAGATATAGTATTCTTTGCAATGACAGCTGATGATTATGAGTTAATGGCTTATAATACTCAGGAAATTAAAAGATATATTAATCAGCTCGGTGAGGTGATAGTTTACTATAGGAATGTAACGATAAATGATGAAGATGCTGGAGCAGTTGAAATTAAAGTGGAGAATGAAAATGGCAACGACTAGAATGAAAGAAGGGAGTAAATGGGATAGGGCAGTAATAGCCGCAAAGTTATCCGCAATTGCATATATGAACGAAAAACCAGCAATCACTGCAGCTAAGAAACTTGGCTTTGCATGGGTTAAGTTAATATCTAAGGATGGTGCTGAAGTACTTATCGCTAAAGATAGAAACGATTTATGGTTTGCATTTAGAGGAACTGAACCAAGTAAACTCAATGATGTTATGGCAGACTTAAAAGTATTTAAGAATTCTGCGATGGCAGGTGGTAAAGTACATGGTGGGTTCCAACAAGAAGTAGATGATTTATGGATGGACATAGTAAAAGAACTAGAACATAATGACCAACTAAAAGTAAGAAAAGATGTATACTTTACAGGACATTCACTAGGTGCTGCTATGGCAACAATTAGTTCTACTAGATATAAACCTCAAGAACTCTTCACATTCGGTTCACCAAGAGTGGGTGGTAAAAGATTTATTAAGAATATAAAATGTGACCACTATAGATTTATGAATAATAATGATATAGTATGTAGAATCCCACCAGCATGGCTAGGATTCAGACACCACGGCGAAATGATTTACTTTGATAGACATGGTGAGCACGCACCTAAGTCTACTTGGTCCGATTTCTTCTATGGTATATTTAACTCATGGAAAAGATTTAAATTCTTTGATGGAGTTGTAGACCACGGAATGCCTAACTATGTACATGCGATTAAAAAGCTAAGTAAGAAAAAGGTGTAGTTATGCACTGGTTAATCATACTCAGCTTAAAGTCCATTCTATCATCAATTATTGGTAGTTCATTCTATAAATGGTTTCAAGATACTAAAGTTGGTATCTGGTTCCAAGCACAAGTTGATAGATACATGGAGTACTTCGCCAAAAAATACGAACTAGAACTAATTAAAAAGGATTCAAAATTTCGTAAACAATTCCCTCTCGTAGCAGAGAGATTAGATGCCCTTGAGGCCAATTCACACCCATGTAAAGAACTACATGAGTTTGATGTATACCCTGAGCTGATGGATAGAATAGAAGGTATTGAAGAGGATTTATTAACTCTTACCGAAATACATTCTAAAGAAATAGTAAAACATCTCTCAAAAAATAAAAAATAATAGTAATTAATTGTTTACATTGCACGTAAAGTGTAGTATAATATATACTATTAAAACCGAGAAACATAATGATAGGCACAAATAATATGACCATTAAGGTTACAAAGAGAAATGGCGACAGCCAAGAATTCGATTTAGAGAAAGTACATAAAGTACTAGAATGGGCAACAGATGGTATATCTGGTGTATCAATGTCGGAGATAGAACTGAAATCAAACATTCAGCTCTATGACAAAATTCCAGCATATGATATACATGAGTTACTTATTAAGTCTGCTGCAGAACTCATATCTGAACACACCCCTAATTACCAGTTCGTTGCAGCTAGGTTAATTTCATATAAATTAAGAAAAGAAGTCTACGGAGAATATACTCCATGGCCACTTAAACAACTAATTGCACATAATGTATCAAGTGGTGTTTATGATGCTGGTATATTAGTAAAATATACTGAAGAAGAGCTAGATGAATTGGGTTCTTATATTAAACATGAACGTGATGATACCTTTACATACGCAGGTATGGAACAATTTAGAGGTAAGTATCTAGTACAAGACAGAAAGACTAAAGAACATTACGAGACACCTCAGATGTTATATATGATGGTATCGGCAACACTCTTTAGTAATTACCCACAAGAAACCCGATTAAAGTTTGTTAAGGATTATTATGATGCAATTTCTCTATTCTATATTTCATTACCTACGCCTATCATGGCTGGAGTTCGTACAACGACCCGTCAGTTTTCAAGTTGTGTGCTTATCGAATCTGATGATAATCTTGATAGTATCAATTCTACTGCATCATCCATAGTAAAATATATTAGTAAAAAGGCTGGTATTGGAATTAATGCAGGACAGATACGAGCAGAAGGTGCCAGAGTTGGTGATGGTTCGGTAGTTCATACTGGTCTCATCCCATTTCTAAAATACTTTCAGTCTGCAGTTAAGTCTTGTAGTCAAGGTGGAGTTAGAGGTGGAGCGGCTACAGTTTATCTACCTATATGGCATTATGAATTTGAAGACCTAGTAGTATTAAAGAATAATAAAGGTACTGAAGAGAATAGAGTCCGTCATATGGACTATGCATTCCAACTTAACAAGTTAATGTATGAAAGACTACTATCAGGTGGGAACATCACGCTATTCGACCCTAATGAAGTACCAGGGTTATACGAAGCATTTTTTGATGACCAAGATAAATTTAAAGAACTTTATGAGAAGTATGAAAGAGCATATTCTATTCGCAAGAAAACAATACCAGCACTAGAAGTATTCCAAAAATTACTTACAGAAAGAAAAGATACTGGTAGAATATATGTAATGAATGTTGACCATGCAAATGACCATGGTTCTTTTATTGCAGAAGAGGCACCTATTAAACAATCTAATCTTTGTTGTGAAATTAATCTACCGACTAAACCACTTAATGATATTAATGATAAAGAGGGAGAAATTTCTCTTTGTACTCTATCAGCAATTAATTGGGGTTTAATTAGTGACCCAAAAGAATTTGAGAAGTGGTGTGATTTATCTGTAAGGGCCTTAGATGAGCTATTAGATTACCAAGACTATCCTATTCCGGCCGCAGAAATCTCTACTATGAACCGAAGACCATTAGGTATTGGTATTATTAATCTGGCATACTTCTTAGCCAAACGTGGTCTTAAGTATGATGAAGGTGCATTTGAAGTAGTAGATGAATATGCAGAGGCATGGAGTTACTATCTTATTAAGGCATCTGCTAATTTAGCCAAAGAAAAAGGTAAAATACCTTTAAATAATCAGACAAAATACGCATTTGGAGATACTCCTAATTATACATATAAGAGTGCA